AATGATGGACTTCTACATTAACTTTACACTTGATGAGGAGTTTAACGAAACCGTCCAGTCACCTATTCACGAAGATTTCTCCTATGCTTCTTTTAGTGAAGGAGAAAAAATGAGAATTGACCTTGCTCTACTCTTTACTTGGAGAGAAGTTGCAAGATTTAAAAACTCCGTGAATACAAATCTTCTGATTATGGATGAGGTGTTTGATAGTTCACTTGATGGATTTGGAACAGAAGAGTTTCTTAAGATTATTCGTTATGTGATTAAAGACGCAAACATTTTTGTTATCTCTCACAAGACTGGTCTTGAGGACAGATTTGAAAGTGTTATAAAGTTTCAAAAAACCAAAGGATTTTCACAACTTTTAAAAACCAATTGACAAGGGACTGAATTTTAACTATGATACATGGAGGTAGATGTGCCTCCTTTTTTATTCTTTACTATGAAAAATTATGTCTGAAAAAAAATTTAGCGTTTATAGTTTTGGGGATGGTATAAATTCTCAGAACTTTGAGTCTTTTTATAATACAGAAAATACTGATGTAATTACTTTTCCAACAAATACTCCTGCTGCAATGAATTTTAATGTAGAAAATAACTACACCTACAGTACCTTGAAAAATGAAAATGAATTTGAATTTAAAATGAGTAGCACAAATAAAAATGGTTTTTGGAAGTACGAAGAAGATAAAACTTTGAAAGAAGTTGAACAGTATCTTTCTAGCACTTATCATTCTCATTATACTTCCGAAACTTCTAAAACCCAAACACTGGACCTGATTGAAAGTATCGGTGACGCAGAAGCATTTACTCGTTCAAATGCAATCAAATATCTTTCTCGTTTTGGTAAAAAGAATGGTAAATCAAAGCAAGATATTCTGAAAGCAATTCACTATTGTATTCTTCTCTATCATTTTGCTGGACTGCATAAGAACACAACTGATCAATACAACTACTGATTATTATGAAACTCTCTGATAAAACTCTCACTCTGCTCAAGAACTTCTCTTCGATCAACCAGTCTATTCTCTTCAAAGAAGGTAGTTCGCTCCGGACAATTAGTGTCATGAAGAACATCTTGGCAGAAGCAACAATCGAAGAAGAACTGCCGAAAGACTTTGGTATCTATGATCTGAACCAGTTCCTGAATGGTTTGAACCTTCATCAGAACGCAGAACTTGATTTTCAGAATGATGGTTATGTGGTTATCAAGGAAGGTCGGTCTCGCTCAAAGTATTTCTTTGCTGACCCTAATGTAATCGTCACTCCTCCTGATAAAGCAATCTCTCTTCCTTCTGAAGATGTTTGTTTTGTTCTTGATACCAAAGAACTGGACAAACTTCTTAAGGCTGCCAATGTTTATCAACTTCCTGATCTTTCTGTGGTTGGTGAAGCAGGTGTGGTGAAACTGGTGGTTCGTGATAAGAAGAATGATACCTCCAATGATTTCTCTATGGTTGTTGGTGAGACTGATGAAGTATTTACTTTCAACTTTAAGGTAGAGAATATTAAGATCATTCCTGGTTCTTATGAGGTTGTAATTTCTCAAAAACTTCTTTCTAGGTTTGTTAATACAAGTTATGATGTAAAATATTACATCGCACTCGAACCTGATAGCACATTTGGGTGATGAACATCTGTAAATATTCTTTTTTATAAATACTTATGTAGTTAGAATGTAAGCAGATGTATTGTTTGGAATGTAATTCTACTCTTGGTAAAAGACAAAAAAAGTTTTGCTCTTGTAAATGTATGAATGTGTATAACGCAAGAGAATTTGGTATGAAACACCGAGAAGAAAATCCAAACAGATACAAAGTTTGCAAAGAGTGTAATCAATCACTAAATCTCAACAAATTTAGTTTAGTTGAAAAATGGAATGTTAATTCTGGTACTAAAGACATCTGTAAAAAATGCTGCACAAAAATAAGACAAACTGAAAAATTAAATAGAGATTGGAAAATTGATGCTGCCAAACTTCTTTATAAAAATATTAAATCCAGATGTAAAAAAACTGGAAGAGAATTTTCTATTGATTTAGAAGATATTATAATTCCAGAAAAATGCCCTGTATTTGGATTTGAATTAAAAAGAGAAGACAAACAAACTTGGATGTGTGCCCCAAGCGTTGATAGAATTGATAGTTCCAAAGGTTATATAAAAGGAAATATTACAGTTGTCAGTAGAAGAGCAAACATTCTAAAAAGAGACGCTACAATAAATGAGTTAGAACAACTTTTAAACTATTACAAAACTTTGAGGAACTAACTTTGAATATATTTGTCACTTCTCCATTTCCGGCAGAAAGTGCAATTGTACTTCCTGACCGTCACGTAACGAAAATGGCTCTTGAATGCTGCCAAATGCTTTCTATTGTAGCATCAAAGTGGTATCATAATTATGGACCACTTAATAAAAAAGATGGAACTCCTTATGCTACTGAAAAAGGTGCATTTAGAAATCATCCTTGTACTAAATGGGCAGGAGAAAGTATTCATAATGCCTATTGGTTAATCAAACACGGAATGAACCTCTGTGATGAGTTTCAGTTGCGTTATGGGAAACCACATTCGTGCTATAATACTTTACTTCAAGCATATTACCTTTTCCCCAAGGGGAAGATTACTGATGTAACTCCATTCGCACGGGCAATGCCTGACGAATATAAACTTGATACAAACATTGATACATTTACTGCATACAAGATGTATATTGCATCCAAACCTTGGGTAGCATCTAACTATCTTCGTATGCCTACACGAAAACCTGAATGGGTCTAAATTATGAGAGTTTATGATTACCGAATTGTAGAGAAACTTAATTTGGATACTATGAAACCTTATTTTATAATTCAAAAATATAATATCATTCAAAAAGAATATCATCTCTACTCAAATGCTCCCATTCAAACACTTCAAGAAGCACAGGAAGCAATACGACTAATTAGGAAATATAAAGAACCTGTGTATCATTATGTGGAGTGACTGGTATTGAGTATGTGTAAATAATTCATTTACTAAATAGTATTATACTACGAGGTTTAGTAAATGAGTTGCGTTTATCAAATAAGAAACAAAATAACAGGAGAAAATTACATAGGTTCTACTGAAAAGAATTATATGCTTAGGTTTGCTAAACATATAACTATGTGTAATAGTAATAAAATGGATTGTCCTAAACTTTATGAAAATTTTTTAAAGTATGGGTATCATAATTTTACTATTGAAGTCGTAAAGTGGATACACGAAGACGAAGACCTCAAAAAAGTAGAACAAGAATATTGTGAATGGTTAACCCCTTCTTTAAATTCTTTATGGGGGACAAAACATACCAAAGATTCTATTGATAAAATGCGTAAGTCGCAGAGAGAATACTGGTCTAAAAATTCACATCCAAGAAAAGGTATTCCTTTTACTGAGGAGCATAGAAATAATCTTTCAAAATCTATGGGAAAAAAGTGTTATGTTGATGGGGTAGTTTATGAATCTGTGAAAGAATGTGCTAAAATACTTGGTATCCATAGGGATACTGCAAGTTGGAGAATGAGAAGTAAATCATTTCCAAATTACTATTACATTTGATTTTTATTTTTTGATATGGAAATTACTGATACTAAACCATTCTTGTGGGTGGAAAAATGGGCACCAGAATCTGTTGATGATTTGATTCTTACTAAAAGTGTAAAAGAGTTTTTTACTAATGTGGTAAGTGAAGGTCAACTAAATCAAAATCTTATCTTACAAGGTTCTCAGGGTTGTGGTAAAACTCAAACTATTAAAACTCTCTGTAAGATTACAAAACAAGATGTTTTGTTTTTGAATGGTTCTTCTGAGGGTAGGTATTTGGATACTATCCGCAATCAAGTCATTAACTTTGGAACTACTGTTTCTATGTTTAATGATAAGAAAAAAGTAGTGTTCTTTGATGAGTTTGATGGAACAACTAATGATGTAATGCTTTGCCTTCGTGGAGTGATTGAACAACTTCACAATAATGTATGCTTCATTTTTACTTGCAATAATCTTAATAAAATTATTGAACCAATCCAATCAAGGTGTGTTGTTCTTAAATATACTCCTATTCCAAAGAATGAAAAACCTGAGTTGATGGTATCTATTTTTAATAGAATGTCTCACATTCTTGACGAGGAAAATATTGAGTATGATAAAAAAGTTGTAGCAGAACTTATCAAAAACTATTTTCCAGATACAAGGCAACTCCTCAATACTCTTCAAAGATATTCTACAGGTGGTAAAATTGATTCTGGAATTCTCGCTTCTTTTTCTGATGTTAGTGTAAATGAACTTATTAAATCTCTCAAGGATAAAAACTTTCCTGAAGTCAGAAAGTGGGTGGTCTCCAACCTGGACAACGATGCTAGCAGTCTACTTCGTAGGGTGTATGACGCCTGTTATGATTGCCTTTCACCCCAATCTATTCCTGCTGCCGTTCTTGTTATTGCTAAGTATCAATACCAATGTGCGTTCGTGGCTGATCAAGAAATTAACCTCCTAGCAGCATTAACTGAAATCATGTGTGAGTGTGAGTTTAAATGACTTCTCAAAAATCTCTTAAAACTTGTTTAAGGTATCCGGGCGGCAAAAGTAGAGCAGTCGCCAAAATGGATCCATATTTTCCAGATCTTCGCAACTATGATGAGTTCCGCGAACCATTCTTGGGTGGTGGTTCTGTTGCAATTCATATTACAAAGAAATATCCCTTTCTTAAGATTTGGGTAAATGATCTCTACGAACCTCTAGTAAACTTTTGGCAACAACTCCAGATGTTTGGTCCTGAACTCAAGGATCATCTTCTTCATTTTAAAAGTACTTGTCCAGATCCTGAATCAGCACGAGGTCTGTTTAATATTTCGAAAGACATCCTAGAGGATCCCGTAACTGGTAATTTTGAGCGTGCTGTAAGGTTCTATATTGTGAATAAGTGTTCTTTCAGCGGTTTGACTGCAAGTTCTTCTTTCTCTCCTCAGGCATCCAACTCAAACTTTAGTGTTCGTGGAATTGAGAAACTTCCTGAGTATTCTAAGTTGATTGAGAAGTGGCGTATAACTAATTACTCCTATGATTATTTGATGGATGGAGAACGTAGTGCTTTTATGTACCTCGATCCTCCTTATGACATTAAGGATAATCTCTATGGGAACAAAGGATCGATGCATAAAGGATTCGATCACGATAAGTTTGCTG